GCGCGGAAACCACCAATCAGGATACCCTCTCAATAACTATTTTCATAATTACTAAGGGAGTACTGCCCTAATTAGCCAAACCGTAAGGCTTCCTTTATATTTAAAAAAGAATGTTAATAAGTTGCTTCTCATAGGAGAGACAACAATCTTAACCTTTTCTAAAGATAACGGACACGAACCTTTCTCAAGGACTCATCATTTTGTAATAAGAAGTGTAAATCTTATACAAAATGTTGCTCTGATCTGTCTACAAATCAGCCTTTCTGCTCATCTTGAACGACTTGATTTCTTACGAAATCAGCCCGTTTGACGAACTTTAAGACTTTTAATGGAGACTTATCAGAAATTCTTGCCAAGGCGATACCTTTTAGTTTCTCGTCAGAACGATCGAATAATTTTAAGACTTCAAGAAGTCTATCGAATTTTTCGTTTGTTAAGACAAGATCCGTAAGGGTATCTACAGTCTTATCAGTAGAACCTGTGTCATAAAACTCAAGATTTCCTAAAAGATCTTTAGCTAATGACTGGAAAAATCAGTAATGATCCCTTAAAGTTAATACATTTGGGTGAAGTTCATCTCCCGAAAGTATGTCTTCAAAGAATATATTACGATAACCAGGATGGATGAAATCCGATCCACAGAGACTATCAATAAGCTTGCTGGTAAACGAAAACAGAATCTGATCTTCACTTCCCAGGTCTAACTTTATTTTTGTCATCCTAGTAAGCAAAGCAATATTGTACCATGGAACGTCCATTCTCATTACAGAAGATATTCATCTATCTGCTCTGAGATGCAAAGGACGGCCATTCAAAATGTCAGTTATTAAGGTTTCAGCATATTTTTCATTTAAGAATAATAAACTGTCCTTTAGTAAAAAACGTTTTGGTTGATCCATTGGTGACATTAAAGTTTTCAGTAATTCCTGTAACGTTATTTTCCCTGAATTAGCAAACATGGAAAGTAGACCTAACAAATTGAATTTGTAGGATCCAAGTTCCAAGATGCTACGAGAAGTTACTCTTTTAATGTAACGAATCGGATATTTAATATTCATTTTAGGCAATAGTTGGAATAATATATTAATTCTACCCATTGCGTTATTTTGAGATATAAACATCTTTCAGGAAATAGCGGATACATAAAACCCATTTATTCAAGAAACTTTTGCAAATTCAAAACTTTTATTATGAGAGACCACGGATTTTGATAAATTAATACCAACTCCGTAACCTTTCATTAATGATAAGTATTCTTCTGCAATATCTTTCTCAAATAAAACTATATCGTCACCTAAAAGTTCATATTCAGTATACCATTTTGTATAGGGGAAAAGACCCCTTACATTATTGTATGCCTGTTGAACGATTAGATGATGAGTAAGGGCGAGCATTGCTCAACTTGATAATGCACCCATAGGTTGACCAACTGCATATTTAACAGTGATTACATCTATACCTGACTTATCAGGGTATAGTAACTTGTAATCACGATTAATCAACAGTTGTCTTCAAGAAGAAGCGGCCTCAACCCCTATTAATGGTTGGAGCACTGCTTCTTGTAAGACAATAGGTAACCTATCGGTAGCTGCAGATAAATCATATCCGAATGATTGTCCATACTTAACAACTTTAATAGAAGCTCTTTTAACTGCTTCTTGTTGGTCAAATGTGGCATCATTAGGAAGCGATTTTAAGAATTTAAAAATCATTTCATGGAGGGGTTTCAACACAGATTGTGTCCAAACGTCCACCAATGCAAAGACTCTTAATTTCCCTGCAGCTTCCTCCTTAATGGCTAATTGTCCAAGACTTGGATAATCACTTTTAAGAGGTTCATATTTCGGTAGTACTTGAGATTCGTTGATGAAATTAAACCTTAAAAAGAGTTTAGTTTGGTCAAAGGATCGTAGTAATTGCAAAATATGGACATCAAGATTTTCACGGACAAGTCCGTGAACATCTCATAATCA